GCGGCGGCAGAGTGCGTAACGACGGCCTACAGCGATATGCCAAAACCCGCTACCCGCAACATCCACAAAAACGAGGATGCCATTATCCGGGTGCTGGATATGGAAGAGCGAATGCAGACCGCGTTTAACCGTCTCGCGGAAATCAATGAAGCCATCGCGTCCCTGACAGATTCCACGCTTCATTCCCTGCTTGTTAAACGGTATGTCCGCGGTGAGCGGTGGGAGCAAATCGCGGCTGATTTGTTTGTCAGCATACGTCAGGTTCACCGCTTGCACCAAGCCGCGCTTGCCGAAATAGAGGCCGGTTTGAAAGTCGGCACATGACGGCACACCATGGCATAGTATTGCACAGCCGGTCATCTTGTTTATGAAAAAGCGGCCTGCTATACTTATAATCAGGAAAGTATAATTTTCCGAAGCCTTCACGGGAGCGATCCCGCGAGGGCTTTTGCTTTGCCCCACCGATGGCGTTTCCGAAAGAGAGCGCCTTTTATTTTCCCCGAAAGGATGAACACAATGCCATATAAACCGAGGAAACCTTGCGCCCACTTCGGCTGCCCAAAGCTGGTGACCGGGCGTTTTTGTGAAGACCACGCCAAACAGGACGCCCGCGAGTACGAACGGTACCGCCGCGACCCAGAGACCCGTAACCGCTACGGCCGGGCGTGGAAGCGTATCCGTGACCGCTACATAGCGGCACACCCTGTCTGCGAACGGTGCTTGGCAGAGGGAAAGTTTACCCCTGCGCAAGAAGTCCATCACCTACAGGAATTAAGTGCGGGAGGAGACCACGCGGAAGAAAATCTTTGCAGCTTATGTAAAGCACATCACTCTGCCATTCATCTGAGCGAAAGGAACAAAAAATAAAATGAACAACTCAATAATAACCCCCGGTGACATCTTCGGAATGCTAACTGTTGTTACACGCGGGAGCGATTACTGTTGGCGAAATTATCGATATACCCGCTGGATATGCCGGTGCGATTGCGGCAACGAAACACTTGTGCGTGATTGCGCTTTAAAGAACGGGAATACCACAAGTTGCGGTTGCAAGCGAATAATCAGCAATAAGAGCAGACCTAAACAAGTGATATACTCGTTTGACGATGACTGTGTTGTATGCTCTCTTACATACGGCATTTCATTTTTGATTGACAAAGCGGACTATCCAAGAGTTAAAGAATACGGGTGGTCATACAACAGACAACGAGACTATATTTTTATGAATCAAAAACCGCAAACCCATTTGAGCAGGTTCTTAATGGACTGCCCGGCTGGTTTGGAAGTGGATCATATAAATCACAATCGCCTTGACAATCGAAGATGCAATTTGCGTATCGCCACACGGCGCGAGAACTGTGCGAATACACGACCTACGGTCAATTGCAGTTCAGGATACAAAGGTGTTTCCTTTTGTAAGCAAACAAAGAAATGGAGAGCCTTTGTCACTCCTGACGGGAGAGCGACCACAACTATAGGAAGATATGATACTGCCGAAGAAGCCGCCTTGGTTCGTGACCAGGCGGTTTTTCAATTGCACGGGGAATTCGCGTGGCTTAACTTTCCCGATAAGGTTAAAAAGACTGACGCCCCCTAACGGGTGTTAATCCCTACGACCTCACCAGCCAGCAACGGCGTGGGGTTCCCTGAAAATTTTTCAAAAATCAAAAATCAAAAAATCAAATCAATCAAAATCAAAACCGGGAGGTGACGGATATGCCCAGCGGAGGCTACCGTCCGGGGGCCGGACGTCCCCGGAAAAATATCGACGACAAAAAACTTGAGGGCAAGGCGACCAAGCCGACCGCCCCGGCGACGCCGCCGAAAAAGGTCTGCTCAAAAAATGTGATGGCTGACTATTTTTCGATGGCGATGAAGGAGTGCGAAAAAGAAGTCCCCCCGGCGGATGTCCTGCGAACCGAGATTGAGGACTACATCGCCGCCCGCGGCTGCGAGGGTTACGTCGCGCCGCAGACCATAACGGACTATGTGTTGAACAGACAAGGCTTTCTCGCCTGTGAAGCCATGAACCGCAAAATCGGACGCATGACAAAAGACCTGAAGCTGTCGCCCTACGTCACGGCGGCGCAGGGGTACAACAAAGCTATGCGCGACGACTTCAACCTGATCATGCAAATCATCAACAAATACAGCGGCAACGGGGGCGAGGAAAAAAACGCCTTCCTTGAGCTATTAAAAACAAGGGGGTTTTAATCAATGGAAACAACCACACGCTTTGAAAAAGTGGATATCGGCAAGCTGGTGCCTTACGCGAGGAATGCCCGCACCCACAGCAAGGAGCAGATTTTACAGCTTCGCTCCAGCCTACGGGAGTTTGGTTTCGTCAACCCGGTCATCGTCGACAAGAATTTTAACATCATCGCCGGACACGGGCGCATCATGGCTGCCAAGGAAGAAGGGCTGACCGAAATCCCCTGTGTCTTTGTCGAGCATTTGACCGAAGCGCAGAAAAAGGCGTACATCCTCGCCGACAACCGTCTCGCTTTGAGCGCGGGCTGGGATGAGGAACTGCTGGCTTTGGAATTTGCCGACCTGAAAGACCTCGGCTTCGACCTTGGGCTGACGGGCTTCGACGAAAAGGAAATAGAAAAGCTGTTCTCCGTCGGCGCCGATGAAGCCGCCGAGGACGAATTCGATGTCGACGGCGAACTGGAGAAGCCCGCCTTTTCCAAACCCGGCGACATCTGGACGCTGGGACGCCACCGCGTTATCTGCGGCGACAGCACCAAGCCCGAAACCTACGCCGCTCTCATGCAGGGCAAACAGGCGAACCTTATCGTAACCGACCCGCCCTACGGTATCGACTACCAAGGCACGGCGGGGAAAATAAAGAACGACAAGTTCGACAGCGACGAGAATTTCTATAAATTCCTGTTTGATTCCTTCCAAAATATGTGTGCCGCTCTCGCCGTTGACGGGGCGGCTTATGTATTTCATGCCGACAGTAACGGCGGTCATTGACGCAATACCTCTGCTCATCGAAGCGGGCATCAAACTGATTGTTTCGCTGATACAGGCGCTACCGCAGATCATCACGACCATCGTTGCGGCTATCCCGAAAATCGTCAGCGGGCTGGTTGACGCCATCATCGGAAACATCGACAAAATCATCATGGCGGGTGTACAGCTTTTTATCTCCCTGATTCAGAACCTCCCGACGATCATTATTGAAATCGTCAAGGCTGTGCCGCAAATCGTGACCGGACTGATTGACGCTTTCATGAGCCTTCTCAGCAAGTTCGGCGAAATCGGCAAAAACATCATCATGGGTATTTGGGACGGCATCAAAAACATGGGGAGCTGGCTGTGGGACAAATTTAAGGGATTCATCAAGGACACCCTCGGCTGGGTTGCCGGCATCTTGGGAATATCCTCGCCGTCAAAAGTGTTCCGTGACTTCATCGGTAAAAATATGATGCTCGGTCTCGCCGACGGTATCGACGACAACGCCGATGAGGTGTTTGATTCGGTTAAGGACGTAGCGAAAGAACTGGCGAAAACCGACCTCGGATTGAATTCCGATATTGACATTAACAGAAATATTCATACGGCGCTTGACGGCGCGGGCGCGGCGGTTTCCCTTGCCGACCTCGGTTACAAACTGGACGGCATCGCCGGAATTATGATGCAGATGTTCCCGGCGCTGCTGGAAGCCCTGAACGTCAAGGTTGTCCTGAACGACGGAACGCTGGTCGGCCGGCTGGCTCCTGAAATCGACCGCAACCTCGCGTTGCTCAGAAAGCGCGGACTGGTGACCGTATAAAAAAGAGAAAGGGGTGGTTCGGTGAACGCCTTTATTTTAGACAACACAATCAATTCCCGCTCCGACTTGGGTTTACGGATCACCCAGCCGCCAAGCCCGCCCGCTTCCAAGCGAATCGTGGAATCAATCGACGTGGACGGGCGTGAAGGAACGCTCACCATCCTAAAAGGCTGGGAAGATATGACCTTTGAGATGCGGGCGGCACTGCTGGGGACAAACATCCCCGGCAAGTGGCGCGCGGCTCTGCCGAAGCTACTGGGCGCCAAAACCATTTATTTCAGCAACGATTCAACTGTGTTTTATAACATCAAACACGCTGAAGCCGGGGCGCTTGAGCGGAGATTGTCGAGCTTATATGACTTTTCAGTCTCCTTCACCTGCGCCCCTTTCCGCTATTTGCGGAATGTGCCGCTCACAACCATGACGGCGTCGGGGACGATAAACAATACCGGCACGGTTTACTCCTTACCGAAAATCACCGTCTACGGCACGGGCAGCCGGACACTAAACATTAATGGCAAACCCATTATTCTCAATATATTATCGGGTAATCTTGTGTTGGACGGCGAGCTTAAAACTTGTTATTACGGCAGCGTGGCGCAGAACCAAAACATGAACGGCGATTTTCCCGTTTTCAACGTCGGGAACAACACCATCACGCTGGGGACGGGCATTACCAAAATTGAGATAGAACCGAGGTGGAGATATATATGATCGTTTATTTTATGAAAAACGAAACCAACTTTAATAATAACGGGCTGGGCGTACTGGACGATCAAATAATCGCCCCGGTCGTGACCGAAGAAATCAACGGCATCTTCAAGCTGGAGTTTGATTACCC